CGGAGACCCATCTATGAGCTTAACATCAGTCATCCGGCACATTAAAGTCCTCGATGCAGCGGCGTCGGATGGATCAGGAAAGACTGGTCTGACGTATAGCAGCTTCACGATGAAGTACAACACGCAGGGCGGGACACTAATTTCTCTAACAACAGAGACTATTGCTACGCTGGGAACTTATCAGGCTCCCACCTCCAACGTACATATTCGCATTCGTGAACTCAACAACACAGATCCCACAAAGGGCATCTACGAGGTTCACTTCCACAACGATCAGATGGTAAACACAGGCAAACGGCTCTGGCTGTATCTCTCGGCATCAGGAGCAGCATTTCAGCCGATGGAGATCGACCTGATCCCCTACATGGACGCCAGTCCGTCGTCGGCAGACAGGCTGAGAGATTTCGCTGACGAATGCTACGATCCCACCGCGAACGAGGTCGCCGCGAGTGGTGCGGGCGGTGGCGCTACACCTGAGGACATTGCTGATGAGGTTCAGACAAGAACTATCGCAGCCGTTACAACTGTCGCGAACGTGTCTGGCGATGTAGCCGGCAGTATCCTTGGGAACGTCGATGGGAATGTCGGCGGCGACGTGACCGGAAAAGTTCTGGGAGCTGGAGCTGGGGTCTTCATCGGAGTTGGCGCTCGGGCACGAAGCCATGCCGATAATAATCTCGCAGTCGAGTCGGTTCAGAACAACATCAACGATGTTATCGTTGGCAAGCTCGATGACATGCTGGAAGCCGATGGGATCGTCTATCGCTGGACTGCTAACGCTCTTGAGTTGGGTCCCTCAGGAGGCGGTGGTACTGGTCCAACTGCCGTGGAGATCGCTAACGAGGTGCAGACAAGAACGATGGCTGGTGTCTCCGCAGTGGGCGATAAGACTGGCTATGCTCTGAGCGCCGCCGGTATCTCGTCGATCTGGGCTGTACTTACTAGCGCTCTCAGTACTGCGGGTAGTATCGGCAAGTACATCGTCGATAGGCTCGATGTAGTGCTTAGTACTCGAGCATCAGGCGCAGATTACACGCCCGCTAGAGCGGCTAAGCTCGATAACCTGGACGCGACAGTGTCATCGCGTGCGCCTGGTGCGACTGCTCTGTCAACAGTCCAATGGACTAACTCGCGAGCTACAACACTTGATAACCTGGATGTGACTGTGGGCTCCAGGGCACCAGCAGATACTGCACTGCTGAACTCGGATTACACGCCATCGAGGGCCGCTAATCTTGATAACCTGAACGCAACTGTCTCGTCGAGAGCCCCAGCCGCAACCGCACTGTCGATAGTTCAGTGGACTAACGGTCGAGCTGCGCTTCTCGATAACCTCGATGCGGCGATAAGCACCAGAGCTCCAGCGTCCACTGCCCTGTCTACTGTCGAGTGGACTAGCCCTAGGGCAGTGGCGCTAGACAATCTGGACGTGAATGTAGGGTCTAGGTTACCGACCAACGGTTACACCGCGCCCAACAACGCAGGCATCGCAACCATTGGAGGCGTTACTAATAAACTTGACACTGCGATGGTGCTCGACGGCGCAGAATGGCAGTTTACTGCTAACGCCCTAGAATTAGGCGTTGGCGGTGGAGGCGGTGGTGGTGAAGCTGACTGGACTGAACCTGAGCGAGAACAGATACGTCACCGATTAGGCATCGACGGGACTGCGTCAGAGCCTGTGATTACGGTGCCTAGTTTAGCTCTGGAGAGCACATCAGAAGCGATCCTTGCTGCTGTAGGAGGTCTTGGTAGTAATATCGGCGCTGGTAGTATCGAATACATCGACCACCTCTACGCAAATAACAACGACGATGAGCCTATCGTCGGTGCTGAGGTCTGGGCGTCGACTGACTCAGAGGGTACGGTTGTGATCGCTGGTGCTGTTACTACGGATGATTTTGGCCGGTTTAGGTTCATGCTCGATCCGGGCACCTATTATGTGTGGGTAGATCACCCTGAATACAACTTCAATAACCCGTTTACGATCCAGGTGGCCTAATGCCTATCTATCCAGAGAGTGTAGTCGGCGCGCCGTGGTGGACGTCGCGTGAGGAACTCGAGCGGATGTTTGGGCGGACTAACATCACCCGTTGGGCCGACATTGAAAATGAGAATGTCGCAGAGGATATTACGGCCCAGATACAGTGGTCAGTCGTCGCTGGTCACGAGGATGCTGTGATGCGCTTGGAGGGTACATCCTGCGGGATAATTTATACGGCGCCGAGTCCGCTAAGGATAGCGACAACAAGACTCGCTGCATTCCTACTGTATAGTGCTCGCGGAATCAAAGACGCTCCCGAGGATCAGGAAGGCCGTAGCAGGTTATCGACCGCTAAGAAACTTGCTGATGAGTTCTTCAAAATGGTTCGGGCCGGTCAGTACAGCATCGGTAGCGGTTTGGCCGGTGATGGTCTACCGATTACCTCGTATCCTGAGGCCTTGAGGCCCTTTGATCCAACAGGACAGGATCGTAATCAGGACCAGATCATGGAGGATAACATCGCTGATGAACATTCTGGAATACAAGGCGTACCAACACAACGAGATAACATCGAGTGGGCAGAGTAAGTTTATCTAGCGAACTAGGCGGTCGCCTGGCGTCCAGGTTTTCAAGCACAGTGTTCGCTCGATGCGTAGTCGCTGCCCGAACTCTGGTGATGCCTGACATCATCGACGTACTGCAGGATGTTGAGCTCACCTCCAATAGGGCTATGAATCTGGCCTTCGAGGAGAATCTTAATCGAGGCGTAGGCTTAGCCCAGATTGGCCTTAACAAGCGAGAGACCAAGGCAGTTAAGGAGCTCTACAGCTCTGTAGCTCGAACCTCTACAACTAAAACTATGTCGCAGCTCAGGGAGGAGCTCATTAAGATAGTAAAGGCCAGCGCTAAGTTAAAGCCCGATCGGCGCGAGGCTTTCATCAAGAAGCATTTAAAGCGTCTGGGTGTCGGTGATGCAGTAACTGGCAACGTAGTTAAAACGCTCGTCGATACTCACGTGTCGATTGCAGGCAACGCAGCCACGTGGGTAGCTACGCAGCGCAGTGATAAGCTCTGGGGTTACGAGTACAGAGCACGAGATGATGCGCGTACGAGACCCGGTCACAAGGCCCTCGATGGAGTGCGATACCCTCGCAATCACAGGTTCTGGCGACGCTTTGCTCCTCCTAATGGGTGGGGATGCAGGTGCAAGCTAGTTCCGATCTACGTGGGCAGTGACCGGGCTCGTATTAAAAGATTCAGTGGCACGCCTGATGTGGACCCCGAGTTCATGTTCAATCCGGGGACGCTAGTCACGGTATACTAAGTATTATGTATCCTGTTGCTATTAATGCTTTGAAAGGTGCGTTTGCGTTAAGCAGACGGCATAACAATCCTTCTATTTTTAGAAAGGAATTGGCGTATCCCGGTAAGTTCGCGAAGGTTGATCCTGATACTGGTGAGACAGAGTTCGAGCTCGAGGTCGATGAGCCACTGATGGATCACTGGATCAAGACCTTCAAGAAGATGAACGAGAACGGGATCGATGTTCCGGTGCCGCTGGGGCACACCACTAATGCTGAGTTCAGGCGTGGCACAGTGATCGACATACGCAAGGAGCCATCTGAGGCCAAGAAAGGCCAGCCTGGGCTGTTCGCGTACGTGAAGTTCGGTTCGCCGAAGATGGCGGCGCAGTTCGCGCACTCGAATGTTTCTCTGTTCATGCCACCTGATTTCGTCGATGGCATGAAACGAAAGTACGTGCGACCGATCAGGCACGTAGCCATTACGGATTATCCAGTAATACCCGGGTTGGGTAAGTTCACCCCTGTAGCCGCGGCCCACAAACCTTTTCAGGTCGTGACGCTGTCGCTCGTAGATGAGGATTCAAAAATGACGATCGCGGAACTCGCCGAAAAACTGGGAGTACAAATCCCTGAGGGCGCGGATGATGATGCCGCGGCTGATGCGATTCAAGAAGCCTGGACTGCCGGCGAGGGCGAAGAAGCAGGCGATGATGAGGGCGCGGGATTCGCCGAAGAGGATGAACTCGAGGACGAGGAAATGGGCCTCGGCGACCTCGACGAGGAAGAGGACGAGGAAATGGGCCTTGGCGACCTCGAGGAAGAAGACGAAGAGCTTCCGATGGCGGAAGACGACGAGGAAGACGAAGAGGACATGTACGGTTTCGAGGACATTCCCGAAGAGGAGGAGGAAGAAGTTCCTCCCGGCGTGGCCTTTGGATATGGAGGAGCACAACCCGTGGCTGCAAGTCTCGTTCGCATGGTCCGTAAGGCGAGGGCGACTCAGATCAACGACCTCGTGTACAGCGGCAAGATCACCAAGCCGGTCGCGGACGCGCTTAAGCAGCTCTACGCGACAAACCGTCACGTCGAGGTGGCGATGTCCTACGAGCAGGCTGCGGGTTCCGACGCGCCTCCTCCAGACGACTTCGAGAACGTCTGCAAGGCGTTGTCCCTTAACGCGTCCGTGATCCGGTATGGTGAGCGGACCGGCGCTCAGATGCGCGTCAATGACAGGTCCCCGATCATCACCGACGCGGAGGCGAGGGCGAAGAAAGCCCAGCGTCGCTAATTCTCCTCTTAAGAACACGGAGCTGAATAATGGCCGTAACGTTCACCGATCGCGCCAGAAACAGTGATCTCCTCAAGTGGGAGGTCGAACACCGGTACTGTCGGACGGCCGGCACGATCCAGAACAAATCTGGAGTCACGATCGTCAAGGGCGCGATGACCGTCGGGCTGCCGGTCAAACTGGTCGGCACCCAGTGGGTAACGGTTGCCGCGGCCGATCTGGCCAATACCGGTGGGCTCTTACTGGTCGATGACGCAGCAGCGATTCCTGAGGCTTTGGCTGCTGATGCAATCACCGCCAAAACTTATCAGATTCTCACCCGAGGACCGGCGCTCATCAATAAGAGCATCATCCCAACGACCGACCTCGCCGGTGCCGCGATCACTCTTGCGACTCTCGTCACCCGTCTCGCGACTCTGAACATCCAGACCATGGTCGAACCGACCTCTGCGATGACCAGCGTTCAGGAGTGGTAAGCTCCTCTCCCTGCTTTCTAAGGATCAACGACCATGATGCTCGATGTATTCGACGCCGATGCGTTCAATCTAGTGAACTTAACGGCGGCGCTTCAAAAGCTCCCGTACAAGCCCGGGAGGATCGGCGAGCTCGGCCTGTTCGAGAATAAGCCGACCTCTACGAAGCACGCGATCATCGAAGAACAGCACGGGAAACTCTCATTACTTCCGACTCTTCCCCGCGGTGCGTCGAATCAGACCACGCAGTCCTCGCAGCGCAGGAAGATCAGATCGTTCTTGGTGCCTCACGTGCCTCAGTGGGACGCACTTCTTGCGGACGACCTCGAAGGCAAACGGGCGTTCGGGAGTGAAGATCAGGTCGAGATCTACTCCCAGATCATGAACGACCGCATGGAGCAGATGAAGCAGAACCACGAGATCACGTGGGAGTGGCATCGCATCGGCGCCCTCAAGGGAATCGTTCTCGACGCCGACGGCACAACGGAGGTCTACGACTTCTTCACGGAGTTCGGGATTACTCAGCAGGAAGTCAGTATCGACTTCGCCGACACTGGTACGTACGCGTTGCCTGACCCGGCCGTCGACTTTAAGGTGATCTCATCGCAGATCATCCGTGCCACCCAGCTCGCCCTCGGTGATGCGCGTTTTACTGGCATCCATGCGATGTGCGGGAACCAGTTCTTCGACTCGTTCATCAAGCACGGCACCGTGCGGATGGCATACGAGCGATACCAGGACAATCAGTTCGCTCGTCAGACACAAATCCCTGGCGGTTCACAGCCGACCGGGTTCATGTTTGCTGACATCGAGTGGGAGAACTACCGCGGCGGGATCGGGACGGTGGACTTCTTCGACTCCGACAAGGCGTATTTCTTCCCGAAGGGTGTTCCCCAGCTGTTCCTCGAGATTCCCGCACCTGCCCCTTTCGTGGAGACGGTGAACACCCGCGGGATTCCACTCTACGCCAAGCAAGAGCGTATGAAGTGGGACCTGGGTATCGAGCTGCACACCCAGAGCAACGTGCTCTTCATGTGCACCCGTCCGAAGTGCCTCATCAAGGCTACCGGGACCAATCTGGTCGGCCACACGAGCGGCCTGATCTCCTAAGCAGGAGGTTTCAATGGCCATCGTAGAGGCGCGGCTCCAGGTTAATCTGAAGGGGGTAAAACGCCT